GGCCTCATTGTTCGCTGACCGCTGCGTCGCTGGCCGGCGCCACCGCCGTCGCCGTGGATGACTGCACGGGCTGGACGACGGTCGGGCCGACCGTCGCCGACCAGCCGGGCGCGGCCGGCGTGTTCTACGACGCCGGGTCGCAGGAGGTGGCGCAGGTGGCCGCGTCGTCGACGGTGGCGGGGCCGGGCACGTTGACGCTGGCCGCGCCGCTGGCGCACGCCCACGCCGCCGGGACCCTGTTCAGCACGTTGCCGGGCAATGTGCAGTGGGGGTGCATCCTGTTCGCGACGGTGGAGGCGTTGACCCGTGGCGCCACGTCCACCACCGTGCAGGCCATCCCCGGCGGCTCCGGGTCGGGGCAGGGCAGGGCCGGCTCGGATGGGCTGATCGCGCGGGCCCGCACCACCCTCGCCGCGTACCGGCGCACGATATGACGATCGTCGCTACGCAGGTGTACCTGCGGGGGCTGCTGGACGGCCTGGTGTGGCCGTTTACGGGCGTGGAGGCGTTGCAGGCATACATCACCCCCCCGGATCCGGAGGTCACCGCCAACGTCCCCAAGGCGTACATCTGGCCGTCGCGTGGGGACGAGTCGCGGGCCGTGTCGCGGGGCGGCACGGTGCCGCGGGCGTTGACGTTGGGTGGCCCGTCGGGGTTTAAGGGCGTCATCCACGACCTCGAGGTGTACCTGGTGTGGTTCGGGCAGGACGACGACCCGGACGCCGACAACCTGTTTCCCGGCATGGCGGATGCGGTGATGGCGGCGCTGCGGGTGTCCGCGGACCCGGCTGTAGTCGCCGACCCCTACACCGGTGTGGAGTCGACGCTGATCGACGTGGCGGAGCAGATGACGTACCAGATCACGCTGCGCGCGCTGGTCGACCAGTCGTACAACCGGTACGACTGCCTGATTTCGCTGTCGATCAATGAGCTGATCGCCAGCTGAGGTGCACGCGGACCCGCGCCCGCCGATACCGGGCGGGGGCGGTTTGCGTGGCGCGACCGCCGGTTCCCCCCACCGCGCGGGGGCCGCGCCCAGCCGCGTGGCGTTCACCGGGGGACCGGGGCCGCGTCGGCCAGCGTACTACCACCCACCACCAGACAGGAGCTGTGTGGGCGAAACCTACACGTTTATAGGCGATTCCGCCCGTTTTTACATGACCTACGTGGACGTCGAGGCGGATCGTCCGCTGACTGCCGTGCCGGGCCGGCGGTACGCGATGCGCCCGACCGCCCCGCAGTGGCCGGTGCCGCCCAGCGACGGCCGGTGGGGGCCACCCGACGATGCGCCCGACGCCGTGGACACCGACGCCGACCAGCCGGTCGACTCCGGCGAGCCGGCGACGTCCGGCACCAACCCGCCCACCAAGCCGACCGCCCGGGCAGCACGGGCCGCGAAGGGCGGTGAGCGGTAATGCCGAACATTCCCGCCCAGGTCTACCCCAGCTCCCTCACCTGGCTGGGCATCGGCCGGGAAGCGCCCGGCGCGACGGGTACCCCGGTGGCGCCCACCAACCTGATCCCGTTGGACTCCGGCACCTATGAGCCGGAAGACACCCCGCAGTGGCTGATGGATGAGGCCATCCGCTACAGCATGGCGAAAACTTTCGCGGTGATCCAGGGGCCTGAGGACGCGAGTTTCAGCTACGGCGGGCCCGTTTTCGGCGACGTGTACGGCTTTTTCCTGGACAACGCGTTCGGGGACATGTCGACGACCGGCACCCCCGACGCGACCGCGTCCACCACCCTGGCCTCCCCGACGGTGGTCGGGGCGACCACCTGCACCGTCACGTCGGGCACCGGTTTCGCGATCGCGCAGCACGTGCAGATCGGCACCGGGGCGTCCGCCGAGGTGGTGACCCTGTCCGCCGTGGCGGGTACCGCCTTGACGTTCACCACGACGCCGCTGCGCTTCGCGCACGCCGCCGCCCAGGCCGCCGTGACCGTCATCGGGCCCTACACCCACAAGTGGGCGATCCTCAACGCCGACGCGGGGTGGGGCAACGGGCAGCCGCCCACCCACACCGCCAGCGACTACACCGGCATCACCGCGTCGGTGGGCGCCCGCTCCTACCCGTCGCTGGCGGTGTCGGGGCTGGATTTCACCGGCAACGCCGAACAGTTGTTCACCGCGAAGGTCACCGGCAACTCGTGGGTGAGCGCGCCCAACGGCATGACCCCCACCCCGTCGACGCAGTTTGTGGTGCCGTCCCCGGCGTGGCGGTCCACCGTCACCGTCGGCGGCAGCTCCGTCTACGACATCGGCGAATGGGGCATTTCGATCAAGCGGGATTTGAAGGTGTACTGGACGGACCAAGGCGCCCAAAACCCGTTCATCATCGCCCGCGGAAACCTCGACGCGACCGGCACCCTCGCCTACTCGGTGGCGGTCAACGAGACGCCGCTGACGCAGATGCTGGCCAACACGCAGCCCGCGATCGTGGTGACCATGGACAACGGTCTGGCCGGCCTCAACCAGATCACGTTCACCTTCAACCTGCACGCCGCCGCGTTCATCAAGGCCAAGCCGACCCGCTCCGAGGTGCTGGTCGGCTACGAGGACGAGTTCACCGCCGTGGCCAACTCCACCGATGTGGGCGGCTCCGCCGGGCTGGGCCCGATGACCTGCACCCTGCTCAACAACGTGCCCACCTACTAGCGGCCGCCCTTCCCCCATCGGCCCCGCGCGCCGCCGCGCGGGGCTACCCCCTGCCGTCATCACGAGAGAGGAAGGCGCCTACCTGTGAAGGTGGATTTGCCGTCCGAGAACTGGGCGGAGCTGCGCACGAGGCTGCGGGGCCGCGACAAGCTGGCCGTCCAGCGGGCCCTCAAGTTCGAGGTGTCCAAGGGGCAGACCACGCAGAAAGTGTCCGCCGCGCTGCAAACCGAGATGGCCTATGCGCTGCTGGGCGAGGTGATCCTGGCCTGGTCGTTCGAGGACATCACCGTGCTGCTGGACCTGGACCTCGACGACCTCAACGCGCTGGAACGGGCGGTCGCCCCCATGGTCGAGAAGGTGGGGTTTACCCAGGGCGAGGCGACCTGATCCGGCTGCGTGGCCTGTTCGAGGCGGCCGGCCGGCAGGAGGTGCCGCTGCCCGCCGACATGCCGCCCGACGTGCTGATCTACAGGTGGTTCGCGGCGACCTACCAGTGGACACCGGCGCAGGTCGATGAGCTGCCGCTGGAGGCGCTGATCTGGCTGCCGCCCATCGAGATGGCCGCCGAGGACGTGGCCCGCCGGGCCCGGGACCGCGACGCGCGGTCCGCGCAGGCCCACCGCAGGTAGACCCGACGGGGGGTGATCGTGGTGGCCCGCAGCGCCGACGAGGTGATCGTGCATTTCAAGGCACTGACCCGCCGTGCCGCCGACACGGGCGCGCGGGCGGCGGCGGTGGCGATGGGCGACGCGTTCGTGGAGGGCGTGGTGTCCACCGAGTTGTCGCGCTACAGCCACCCCGACGGCACGCCCACCCCGTCGCCGCCGGGGGAACCGCCGGCGCGGATCTCCGGCAGCCTGGCCCGGTCGGTGCGCGCGGACCGGCCGGTGCCGGTGACCCGCACCCGCTGGCAGGTGGAAACGGGCCCGCGCATCGTGTACGGCCGGATCCAGGAGCTGGGCGGCGACACCGGCCGTGGCCACGCCACGCATCTGCCGGCCCGCCCGTATCTGCGGCCTGCCGTGGTGCGCATGGCGCGTGAGCTGCACGACGTGGCCGTCAACGCGTTCCTCGACGCCACCCGCTGACCGGTCAGCGGGTGGCCGGCATCCCCTTTCTCTCCTCGCCCGGCGATGGGCGCTGACGTACGGGAGGGGGCGCCGTGGCTGACCTGCTGCCCCCCGCCACCCAGAAATTCATTGCCGACGTCGGCGGCTACTTGGAGGGGTTGCAGGAGGCCATCGACCGGACGCGCAGTTTCGGCGACTCGATGGACAAGGCGGCGCTGGATGCCCGCAAGATGGCGGTCAGCGCGGCGGAAGCCGCGCAGGTCGCGGCCCGCGCCCAAGAGGAAGCCGCGAAAGCCGCCAAAGAGGCCGAAAAAGACGAAACGCAGTTGGCGCGGGCGCAGGAGCTCGCGGCGGCCGCCGCGCAGAAACTCGAACGGGCGCAGCTCGCGGCGG